TACCGGTATTTTCGGGGCCTACAAAGGGGTACCCAATTGTAGGTAAAATTTCCACAGACTTTCCCCCACCCATAAGAAATACATGGCAGTACCCCTGTAGGGGGTGGGTTGTAGGTCGTTGATGTAGTAGAACTCCTTAAGAGTTAGGTCAAGTACTCAGAATGTATAGTGTTCACGCGATGACGTCATAGGACCATGACTCACCTCTCCCATCGTTCGTGCCTCTCTCTGTGAGCCTCGGTTCGTGCATTGGTTAGTTTTAATCATGGGTTCATACAGAACGAATGTTTCATTTACTGCTCCGGTAATTGTAACAACTCCCCATTTAGTAATTGGAAATGTATCTTTTGCTGTGAACGATACAGGAATCCTGAGTATTAAATGGAATAATGGAACTGGATCGTTTAGATATATCCATGATTCATTAACCACTGGAGCTTCTCCTGGAACCGTTGTAGGAAATGCTGTAATCATTAATCCATCTACATGGGTCACTTTGACAGGTCAACCTGCAATGGTAGCTAATGCTGGTGCAAAGTGGATGTACATCGTAAACGACGTAACAGGCGAAAGTTATCAAGTTTTTATTGGTTGTAAAAACTTTACATCAAAGCTGTATTATATTAGAGTACACTATTACCAATGAATCAAAAAAAACAGCTAGGTGCATATTTTGTGCAAAAGTATTTGTGTAAATGTATATTGAAGTATATATTCAAGACTGTTATGACTTATATAGTCATCAATACATTTAAAGATTATACGTTTATATTTAATGGAAATAAAACACATTGTAAACAGTATGTCTTCAACACTTCGTCGTCGTATACCTTTCTCTGAAAGAACTCCTTTATTGGAAACGTTTGAAGTCGAAGAAGCAGAAGAAGTAGCTGCTGAAGGTTTGTTTGCATCGATAGAAGAAGCTGCTGCATCGTTGGATTTAACACCGCTAGCCCCAGTCGGCTTGTGGGTTGGAGGTTTAGCTGGACTTGGTTATGGAGCATATGAGATTTATGAACATTTGCTAAAGTCTAAACCCAAAATAACATTACGTAAAGTAGAACGAGAACATAAAAAAGCTGTTAAAGCATTGGAAAAAGAAAAATTTGATCTAGAAACTTTGGAAGATCAACACGGCGACGTAGATATTGTTCCTATTGAACAACAGAATATTGAAGGTGAAAGGGCTGGCTTGGTACCCGCTCCATATAAATACGCAGGACCAGGAAACAGTCTTAATAGAGGACCTGCCTACGATTTGGTCGACGAATCAGCGAGACAACACGATATTGCTTACGATAAAGCAAAATCTCCAGAAGATATACACAAAGCGGATAGACAATTTCTTACGGAGGCCGGAAATTACGTGGCTGAAGGAATCGCTGGTAAAGGTTCTATTAGTCAAACTCTTGGAGGAATTGTTACTGGTGCAGGAATCGGAATAAAACACTTGGCAGAAAAAGCAACTGGTAATATTATTTATCCGCCTATGGCCCCACCGAAACGAGGAGTTGCAGATTCATCCACAGGAGGTACACCTGCAAAACAGGCTATTACCCAAATCCCAGGGCCGTCGTCAGCAGACGCAGGAATGACGCTTACTGGTACGGGCAAGGAACAAGCTTCGGGAGGAGCGTCTTCAGATGGATTAGCAGAATATCATATTGAACGTCCAATTTCACTTTTTGGTTCTAAAATTAGTACATATCGTAAAGTTCATAAATTTATGACTTTCGGATTTGCTCCAAAAATAATAACATCAGATTCCAATAGTAATTCAAGATGGTTGACAACTTATCTGGCAGAAGTTCCATGGCATTTACCATGTTTTTATTTAACTCCGTCCGAGTTTAATCTGATGCCAATTGGATCAAGAGTAAAGGATGTATCTATTCAGGTTATTTATAGAGGGTCAACTATTCAATTCGAAACAGCATCATCTGCTACATCGCTAGCTACTCTTAATCAGATTAATGATATAGCTGTTGCTACAGCTTTGAATAAGACAGGGTATGGATCTAATGTTTCCTTTACTGAATTTACTGCTGGTAAACCTATGATTCCTAGTAAAATTGCAAAGCCGAGATATAAACCAATTCCAGGAAAATATAGAGGAATGGTAGCAGATTTTTACGGAACGAATAATAATCATCCTAGTTTTGCTTCATATATTCCAAAACATCATGTTGGTAGGCAGTGTAATATATATAATTATCACGCACTTAGTGATGAAGCGGCAACTGACACAGACGGTGCTACAACTAATTCCTGGGGAGGTTGGGTATGCTTAGCCAAACATATACAACAGATGGATGGAAAAACTTGTGTTAATCAAGTAGTTTTATCTTCGACTTATTCTCCTAGAATGGGAATGATTAAAAATCCACTAAAATCTTTTGGACGTGGTTTGCCACAGCCAAATGCAGGTGGTACTATGACTATTGTAACCCAAGGAAATCTTGTAGCTGCTAGAAGTGCACACATTATGAAAGACACTGCTGGATCTGAAACTACGCCCGGTATTAATGGCGATAGATTGCAAACTTCTGAAGTTCTTATTAATTTAAGCAATGATAATGATGGCACGTTTCCAGTAGTAGATGATTATGACATATATACTCCTATTGAAAAGTCTCAAATTGCACGCAGTGGATTTTGGGGAGCACAAGATCCTCATATTATGCCATCTATGCATATTGGTGTACAACCAGTACCAGCTTTGTCTAGTGGAGCATTGATCTTAGAAGAAGGAGTATTTGATAATTGGACAGACACAAGAGCTTATTGGGAAGTAATTGCTACAATGAATGTCGTTGAACATACTCCAACAGAATTTCCTTATGCTAATGTACCCAATGTTCCTCCAGGAGAAGTTGTTATTTCACTACCAAGTAATGAAATTCCTCAAAATTATATTGATCCCGAGAACGACCATGCCCCATACGCAGGATTGTATAAGACATTTTCAGGTGATATTTTACCACGAGCAACATAATAAACGATTTAAAATTGAATGTTGTATTTATTTAGTATATCAAAGAAAGCCATAGGATAAGGTTTTACATGAACATCTTTAAGAAATGGTGCTTCTCTCCATTTATACACTTTAATTCTATCTTTAAACGCAGATTCTTGAAGAAATGAAACATAATTATTGGTAAGTATTAAGACGGGAGTTCTGGTTACATGTGTATCTCCTTGATATTTTACTCTTACAGTATATGGATCTCCGCCCATCATCATTTTTATTGTATCTGTCATTGCGCTTTCATAGTTTGGTTCATTCCAAAGTAATAATCTTTTATTGGGAGCTTCTTGAAATGCAAACAAATTATGTCTGTTTGCTTGTCCTAATTGTCCATAGTTTAAACAAATTGCCATAATCATGTCAAAGAAAAAATTTTTGCCTGAACTAGGTGGCGAAATTACTGCAAAAGCATTTTGTTTTGGAACTCGTTTATCAAGTACATCAATTAAATCTACTAAAAATTGAGTGATTTTTTCGTCGTTATCCTCAAATTGAAATTTTAAAAAGTCTTCTAATATAGCAAACGATTCTTCCTGAGTAGCATATTCCATTCCTGCATAAAATATAGGATCAGTATGACCTTTTAATATCTCATAAATCTGTCGTATAGTCATTTGATTAACATCTTTACCAAAATCTACAAAAGCTGCATCTATATATTCACGATTTTTAGGATCTGATAATAAATTGTTATTTCTAAATTCACTGACATCGCGTATAGCGCTTAATGGACATGGATAATATTTTAATAATAACGCTTTCGTTTCCTGTTTAATAGCTGCATATTTTCCTGACGATTTGGTTTTTTTGCCATAAACTTCATCGAAAGGTGTCCCAGCAACTTCTCGATTAGATCTTTTGAGACCGGATCGTTGATCGAGCAGGTGATCCCCATTATCTTGCTGTCGTACCAACGGTCGCCAAGTTCCAAGCTTTTTTTCCCATCGTACCAGTTGATCTGTAAATGAATATTACTTTAGTTATAGCCATACAAAAGTAATAAACACTTACCGTTACTCGGTTTTTTCCAACTTTCTCCTCCAATGTATATTTCGCCTGTGTCGTTCCCATTTCTGAGTTTTCTAAGAAAGAAATACTGGAAGACATCATACCAGTCCGTGGTGGTGAATTTCCAGATTGGTTTGTTTTCTGGCCTAGCTGGGCCAAATGATCCATAAGGTTCCAAGTGCTTTCGGAAGACGTCCCGGCAATGTCCTCCGGAATAGGCACAATCGTGGATGATGTGGATGTGATCTCCTTCATTGATAAAGCCAAACATTCTGTCTCGTCTAGATCTGCCATATTCACGCAATCTTTCCATAGCGAAATTAGCATTTGACTCTCCTCTTGGGAAAAACACGTCGCTAAGATATCTCCAGGTATTTTTGATGTTTTTTCCAGTAACGTATCGAATGAAGATATCTCCCATTTCTTCGATTTCTTTTGCCAAATCTTCGTAAGCTTCTCCAGCTTGCCTAGCAAATTGTGCCATTGAGGGCCATGATCCTCTGGAATATTCTCCTTCACTTCTTGAAGTATTCCCATCCACCAACCCACTAAATGACATGGTTGCTGGGCTGAGTGGGAATTCCAGATAGTTTCTAATATCTGTTTGAATTCCATTTTTAAAATTGGAGTCTGCGCTTAATACTTCTGATCCGTCGTTGTTCAACATCAAACTTGTACTGACAAATTTCGTCGCGATTCCAGGGGAATACAGCTATTACTGTTGGATTATTTATAGCTTTATTAAACGGCACCGGAACGTTTGAAGTAAAATCGCCGTAAAAGCCTTTTCGATACCAGCGATTTTGTTGAATCGTATGAACAGGAAAATCAAATTTATACAACACTTTTAAATATTCTTTAGGCACACTACCACTATTCAATAATTCAGCTCCGGCTATTTCTTGTAGACTTGGTACAACGTATTTAATTTTTTCTCTGCACATCAGTTTGTCCATTATATATTATTTTACTGTAATCTTCGTTTTTTTCTGGTATATCGAAATTTGTATACAAAGGAGTACAACTATATTGTCCGTAATATTTTACTTTGTTATTTCTTTCTATACACAAACACTTTTCATCTGTTGTAAACGCATGAGGAATATCGTACAAGATGCCAATACTAGGGATATTATATAATTGTCCCCAACAAAATCGTTGAGAAAGATATAAAGTTTTAACTTCAGCAAATATTGGTAAACTATAGTTTTTTAAATATTCTTCCACTTTTATATCACTAAATACACACTTTTTTAAACACTGATCGAAGAGAGATGGTACTTCCATGACGGTTGCCACAAGACTGATGAACTACAGCAGGCGACAACCACCTTATATACCAAGCAATACACAATAAAACAGGTTATTGCATCAGCCAATTCAGACCAATGTTCCCCGTAAGGTTTGAAAAAACCGGTTTCATGATTAAACATGTTTGACCAATGCACGAACCGAGGCTCACAGAGAGAGGCACGAACGATGGGAGAGGTGAGTCATGGTCCTATGACGTCATCGCGTGAACACTATACATTCTGAGTACTTGACCTAACTCTTAAGGAGTTCTACTACATCAACGACCTACAACCCACCCCCTACAGGGGTACTGCCATGTATTTCTTATGGGTGGGGGAAAGTCTGTGGAAATTTTACCTACAATTGGGTACCCCTTTGTAGGCCCCGAAAATACCGGTATTCTTATAAGTACGGCCTACAAAGGGGTACC